GTTAAATGAGAATTTGAGCTATGGCTCAAACGCTCTCAAAAATCTCTACACAAGAAACTTCCTCTCTTGGCCAACGGCCAAGGAGGATCAAATACCACCAGCCCATCCCATCGTGGACGGTGCCGCGTGGTATCCTTAATCACGACTCACGTCGTGGTAGGGAACCTGTTCGCGCTTCGCCACAAGCGAAGCGCGTCAGGACTCCGACTCCCTATCCCCGCCATCTCAAACCTGCTGCAACCGCAGTAGTTAGGAGTGGTAAAACACCTTCCCATCTCAAACCCACATCAGGTGATGTGGTTAGGAGTGGACCCGAACCCCTTTCTTCCCTGGGTGCAAGCACTGGCGTAGTTAGGAGTTGCCCAGCCAGCAATCTCAAACCTGCGGAGTGCTCAACCCCAACCACCCCCTGCTCTCAGAGTCTGGATGGAGGTGTAGTTAGGAGTTGCCAAAGTTGCAATCTCAAACTTGCACACGATTCCAAATCTGTTAGCTTCAACCCCCCCCAAACGGACGGACCACACGGTAATGAACCTGAATTCATCGCTGAAGCTTGCCCAAGCTGCGCCCTGTACGACTCTTGCCCCAACTGCGCGTCCAGGGCCATCAACGATGATGGAACGACTGACGGATCAATTCCTTCCTGGGACCAGATTGAAACCACCCCGGCTTTTCTCTCACTGCTCTCAAACACCGACGAGGAAATGTCTGCTGACGAGTTGTCAAATCTGGCTGCTCATCTGCGAAAGGCCTTCGAAACCGGATCACACCCTGCAAATGTTGACTACTCCAAGGACCAACTTCAAGGACTCCTAGAAATGGCTGAAGCTGCGCTACCACCTGTGCGCAGACAAACATTACCATTCTACCAACAAAGGATTGAGGCGAGGAGAACGTGGCGTGAAAAACTCTTCAACCTGCCATTAGACGAACTAAACAAAATTCTCACCAATTCAAAGGACAGATTCCAACGTTGCGCTACCTGGAAGGTTATTTTGGAAAAGGCTGTCCTCGCAAAAGAATACGGTGAGGAGGCATTCAAGTATGCTCAAGAGGTCATCAAGAGCATAAACTCATTTGATGTTAACCTTGTACTCAAAATGGCAGCAGCGTCATTCATCGATCACATTCGGATGATGACCGTCGACAACCCGGATATCGTATCGTACATTCCCAAACTCATTGTCAAATTAAAACCGCTCACACTGAAAATGATAATCGACAATCATGAGAACACCAAAGAAGGTTGGTTAGTGACACTTACCAGTCTTGCCGAACTCTACGGCATGGTGGAGGTTGCCATTGACTTTATCCCCACAGTAATTGGAAATTTATTCGATTTATTAGCAAAAACAACATCTAAAGTGTATGATATGTTCAGATCAGTCATTCTAGCCACATTCACATCTGAATCAATTGACTTCACAAACCCATTCTGGTATGCAATTGCAGCAATCCTATGCTTCCTGATCACAGGAGCAATCCCTCACAATGGGAAGATGAAAATCATCAAGAACATACTTGCCAATGCGACCGGCATAGTTGCTGGGATCAAAGCCATCCAAACCCTAGCAGCAATGTTCTCAACATGGTCAAACGAAAGGCTCGTGAATGATCTGTCCTCCAGAACCATCGCCATAACCGAGCTTAACAACCCAACAATCACTGCCGACATCGATGCAGTGATAAACCTTCAAAGATTGGCTGAAACGCTTCGCAACGAAGTGAAAAATCACACACTCAACCCTCTCATGCAGCCATATAATCCGATTCTTAGGAATTTGATGTCCGCGCTTGACAATGTGATTTCATGCTGCACGCGCCGAAAAGCAATTGCCACAAAGAGGGCTGCCCCTGTTGCCATAATCCTGACTGGTCCACCTGGCTGCGGGAAAACAACGGCAGCGTTCGCGCTTGCCAAAAGACTTTCCCAACAGAAACCATCCATCATTTCCCTGGACGTGGACCACCACGACACATACACAGGGAACGAGGTGTGTGTCATCGACGAGTTCGACTCGTCTGACAAAGTGGATTATGCAAACTTTGTGGTGAATATGGTCAACACCAACCCCATGGTCTTGAATTGTGATTTGATTGAGAACAAAGGAAAGACATTCACATCCAAGTATGTGATAATGACATCAAATTTGGAAACATCAGTCAAACCAACGTCCAAGCGTGCTGGTGCATTCTACCGGCGCGTGATGATTGTTGACGTGACAAACAATGCAGTTGAGAAATGGAAACAAGACAACCCAGGAAAACCTGTCCCAAAATGGTGCTTCAACAAGGACTTCTCACACCTCACACTGTCGTTGCGAGGCACGGAGGCTTACTGCAAGGACTATGTCCTAGACCCGACTGGAAGAAATCACCAGTCTCGGAAAGCTCCTCCCCCGCAGATAGTCACACTAGAACAATTGGCACAAAAGATGGTTGTTCAATACACAACCAACACAAGTGAATTTGTGACCCAAGCAAATGATGTCCCTTCATTCGGATTCGTGTGCCAAAATGATGAGATTGACACTGTCTACAACCTGCTGGTAGCTGTCAAGAACCGCTACGGCGCAAACTTCAACATCTATAAAGGTAGTGTCAGAACTGTCCACGAGAACAGTGGGTGTGGGGCCCATGTTCACGTGTTGACTCGGGAAGAGAACTTCAGAGGAAAGGCATTCACAGTTAACAAATCTAGACTTGAATCAGTTCCCCACCTCGAGGGTGATAGCTTCAGAAGATCCCTCGGCGTGGTGATGTCTGACAAAGACGTCACCACGATGTTCTACTACATCAAGGGGAAAGTGATCAACGATCAGGTGAACCTGGCTGAACTACCCGCCAATCAGCACGTGGTCACAGTACACAACGTGTATGATATAGCCTGGGCTCTTCGCAGGCACCTGAAGTGGTCTGGACAGTGGCAACTTATCAAGGCTGCGTATGAGATCATGTGTTACCCAGACATGGCAGCCTGTGCTCTCCGGAACTGGATGGACTCCACAGATTTTTCCGAAGAGCATGTTGTCACTCAGTTCATTGCACCTGGTGGAACCATCATCCTCGAGTCATGCTATGGCGCACGCATGTGGGCCACAGGTCAGCGTCTCATACGCGCTGGCGGCATTACTGAGGCTGGTGGGCCGCAAGGAGGAGTCAGATTTGCAGGCCTTGGTGCCCGGAATGTACCCTGGAGTGAAATTCTCCGAGAATTCATGACACTAATCTCTCACATTTGGTCCCAAATTAAAGGTGCTACAGTTGTCCTAACAGCCCTAACATTCTACCTCAAAAGATTTAAACCAAGGGTTGAAGCAAAAGGTAAGAACAAGAACAAAGGAGCCCGTAAGAACACTGGGGTCGCTCTCACCGACGACGAGTACGATGAGTGGAGGCAATACAAGAATGAGAAGAAACTCGACTTAACGGTTGAGGACTTCCTCCAACTCAGACATCGTGCTGCGATGGGAGCTGATGATACCGATGCCGTGAAATTCAGGTGTTGGTATTCTGAGAGACAAAGAAATTACCACGATTTGGAAGATGTCACCATAATTGGCCGCGGTGGCGTAAAACGTGAACTAATCAGGAAGGGGCTTTTACGTCCACGTGGGAATGACTATTATGATGAACCAGATGATTGGTACTCCGAAGGAGTGATCGATGGTGTCACTCACAAGAATGCAATCGTCAGCGTCGATGACGTTGATGGTATGCACAAGGGCTACGCCGTTCACATTGGGCACGGGGTGTACATCTCTCTCAAACATGTTCTGTCTGGCAACGCTCGCGTACTATCAGAGGAACCAAAAGATTTAAAGATAAATGGTGAATTGGCTACTTTCAGGCTGAACAGCACCCTCCCAACTGCTGTTCCAGTCGGAACATCCAAACCCATTAAGGACCCATGGGGGAACCCAGTGTCCACAGATTGGCAATTCAAAGAATTTAACACCACATCTGGACACATCTATGGTGCTTCAGCATCATCCTGTTCCTTAACCCGCCAGGGTGATTGTGGGCTACCATACACCGACGAACACGGTGTTGTGGTGGGCCTGCATGCGGGATCGGGTGGTGACAAGTGCCCCTCGCGTAAACTCGTCGTACCTTACGTTAAGGTCGACATGAAGATTCGCGACACGTGCACAAAGGAGTACTACAAGGACAATCAACCAATCATTTCTTACAAAGGACTGCTGGTAAAGGAAACAGGAGATCCAAGAACCATCATGAAGGGAACGCGACTCCACGTATCACCCGCTCACACGGGTGACTACGAGGAGTGCTCCCATCAACCAGCCTCTTTGGGTGCAGGGGATCCAAGATGTCCCATTTCCCTCACCGGGATCATGGTAAACAACCTGCAACCATACACAGAGGCAGCTCCTGGACCAGACACCAGCACACTCAACCGAGTGTCGAAAATGCTGACTACCCACATGGAAGGCTACGTGCCCAAAGTCCACAAAACTGAGGAAGACATGCTTTCGGCATTCTACATGCTGAATCATGACACATCCTGCGGCCCTTACATCGGCGGCCGGAAAAAAGACCATGTTAAGGACGGTGTCCTAGATAAGGCCTTGCTGGACCTCCTCAGTTCAAAATGGAACCGTGCCAAACTGGGCTTAGCTCTACCACACGAGTATGCCCTCGGCCTCAAAGATGAACTTCGACCAAAAGACAAAGTCGCCGTTGGTAAGCGCAGGTTGATCTGGGGCTGCGATGTTGGCGTTAGCACTGTCTGTGCTGCTGCCTTCAAGCGCGTCTCGGAGTCAATCATGGCAAACCACGCGTTAGGTTTCATCCAAGTTGGCATCAACATGGATGGGCCTGCAGTCGAGGATCTCTTCAAAAGACTGGAAAAACCTAGGCACGACCGGTATTGTGTTGACTACTCCAAGTGGGATTCAACTCAGCCACCAAAAGTTACATCCCAATCAATTGACATACTCAGGCACTTCACTGACAAATCTCCAATTGTTGATTCGGCCTGTGCTACGCTCAAGTCAAACCCAGTTGGCATCTTCAATGGCGTGGCGTTTAAGGTTGCGGGTGGACTACCGTCTGGTATGCCACTCACTTCCATCATCAACTCACTGAATCACTGTCTCATGGTAGGCTGTGCTGTCACTAAGGCTCTCGAGGACTCAGGCGTGCAGGTGACTTGGAACATCTTCGACTCGATGGACCTGTTTACCTATGGTGACGACGGTGTCTACATCGTCCCACCTCTCATCTCTTCTGTCATGCCCAAAGTCTTTGCGAACCTACGACAGTTCGGCCTGAAACCGACCCGGACCGATAAAACGGATGCTGAGATAACGCCTATCCCTGCAGATGAACCAGTTGAGTTTCTCAAACGAACACTTGTCCGAACTGAGAATGGCATACGAGCACTTCTGGACAAATCCTCAATAATTCGACAGTTCTACTACATCAAAGCAGAGAACACCGAGGAATGGACCAAACCGCCAAAGAAAATTGACACCTCATCTCGAGGACAACAACTCTACAATGCAAGTCTCTATGCCAGCCAACACGGGGAGGAATTCTATACCAACAAGATCGTTCCGCTCCTTGAGCGTGCGATTGAACATGAAGGTCTACACATTGAGATCCCGGAATTCCAACGGGCCGTCGCGGCCTACAACGGGTATTTCAATGGTACTGAGGACCAACCAAACCAGATCGCTCTCGCGAGTGGTGGATTTGGGCTCAGTGGTGAGGTGTTTGAGAATTAGCCACCATGGCTACTACTCATACGCTTCTGTCGTTTGACGACCTCGAATTTCTCCTACACAAAAAGGACCTAACTGATCTTTACGGAGAACGGTGTGGTACCCTCAACTTGGTCATCAACCCTTATGATCTTTTTCTTCCAGATGAACTTGATGATGATTGGTGTAATGATCCTTTTAACTGTTGCTTTACTGATGTCTATGCTTCTATAGGAACTGAATACAGCTACATTGATCCTCCTGAGCTCATCTATAAAGAACACTGTGCAACAAATGGTTCATGGCCTGACGGCACGCCGTGCACACCAATCCTCCCCCCGTTCAACATCACGGGAACCCACCACTACTACGCCACGAAGCCCGGCGAAGTTGTTAGTGGGATTTTGTCCAAACTTGGTGCATCTTGGGATCCTTCCCTTCGGTCCACCGCGGATGTGAGCAACAACTTCACATTCAGGGCTGAATCGGATGGTCCGGGAAGCTCCGAGATTGTGACGGAGGAACAGGGCGTTATCGTCCAACAACAACCAGCACCGGCTCCCACGGCTTTGGCAACACTTGCCACAGCGTCAACTGGGAAGTCCGTTGAACAAGAGTGGATGACTTTCTTCTCCTATCACACTTCTATCAACTGGTCAACAGTGGAATCACAGGGTAAAGTGCTCTACTCTCAGGCGCTCAACCCTGCAATCAACCCATACCTCGATCACATCTCAAAGCTATACTCCACGTGGTCAGGCGGGATTGATGTTAGGTTCACTGTCTCTGGATCTGGGGTGTTTGGCGGAAAGCTCGCCGCGCTTCTAGTCCCACCAGGCGTTGAGCCCATCGAATCTGTCTCCATGTTGCAGTATCCACATGTTCTGTTTGACGCTCGTCAAACCGAACCTGTGATCTTCACAATCCCAGACATCCGTAAAACACTCTTCCACACCATGGATGATACGGACACAACCAAACTGGTGATCATGGTCTACAATGAACTCATAAATCCTTATGAGGGCAACAATGAGGCAAAAACAACTTGCTCCATCACTGTTGAAACCAGACCTTCTGCTGACTTTTCTTTTGCTCTTCTGAAACCACCTGGTTCTCTTATCAGGCATGGCTCAGTTCCTTCTGATCTCATCCCCAGGAATTCTGCACATTGGCTCGGGAACCGATGGTGGAGCACGATCTCCGGCTTCTCTGTCCAACCTCGTGTGTTTCAATCAAACAGGCATTTTGATTTCAATTCAACAACAACGGGATGGTCAACACCATACTACGTCCCCATCGAGATCAAGCTTCATGCAGAAACCAAAGCCAACAACCGTTGGTTCCATGTGATCGACACAGACAAAGCCCTGGTGCCAGGCTTGCCTGATGGTTGGCCTGACACTACAATCCCAGAAAGTGTGACAGCAACCAATGGTGACTTCGCGTACGCGACCGATTTCTACAATCCGGCAACCAAAACTGTTGACCCTACCAAGAACACCACGCCCTTCAAAGGCACATACATCTGTGGCACTTTATCAACGGTCACCATACCCGAGGTTGACAATCAGAACTACGCAAAGAAAGAAGCACAAAAGAAATCCCAAACAATGTACATAACAACTGCTAACATTGGGGATGGCAATGCCAGTCCACAACACAAAATTTCACCTCAGAAATTGATTGTCTTCTTCGACGGTCCGGAGAGCACGATGGACATCAACGTCACGTTGTGTCCGCTTGGGTTCACACTTGTGGACGGTCAACCAATTGGCTCCAGTTCCAGCAAAGTTGTCAGGATTGCTACACTCCCAGAAGCCATTACACAAGGAGGGAACTACCCAATCTTCTATGTGAACAAAGTCAAGATTGGATACTTTGACAGGCAAACCACAGAGTGTTACAACAGCCAAGTTCTGATGACATCGCAGAAACTTGCCGAGGGAAATTACAACCTCCCCCCTGACTCCCTTGCCGTGTACAGAATCACAGACTCTTCTTCTCAATGGTTCGACATCGGGATCAACCATGATGGTTTCTCGTTTGTTGGGCTGTCTGACCTTCCCTCTGATCTAGAATTTCCCCTCACTTCGACCTTCATGGGAGTGCAGCTAGCACGTGTCAAGCTAGCATCAAAGGTCAAAAGCACAGCCAGAACAATATGAACTATGCAAATTTGGGCATTGATCTCTTCAACAGCATTGCCAATGCTGCTGTTGAGGGGAAGAAACTAGATTTGGCCTCAAAGAGTTTTCAGTTGAAGTCCCGTGCACTGGACACAGAAAGGGACTTCAACTACGCCAGGCTCGCATTTGAAAAACACAAATTTAACACAAATAACGACCTAAGAATCTATGGTGATGCGTTACGCGTCCAAGCGCTTCGCGCTTCTGGACTACGCATCAATCCATACTCAAATGGTCGCCAAATTTACCAAGATGAAGCTGACCTTGCAAATCTGCACTCTTATTATAGCTTCTATAAAACGGACTAGTTCCAACCTGCTTAACAATTTTCTACGACTTTAGCCTATGCTTTATTTCCTCTTATCAGTTCCTTATTTTGTTAGTTAAGTGTTTTATATTTTCACCTCTGTCTAATTATTTAATCAATGGGATAATTGTTCTTAATCTAGTAGACTGTAGACTTAGCCAATTGGTAGGTTGCATTAGG